CCTTCTGTCTTAGGAGATACTGCTTCAGCAGCTTGCTCTTGAGCAGTTGGTTTTTCTACTGGATTTTCTTTTACAGCTTGTTGAGAGTTATCTTTCCCTGCAACATTAGGATCGCCTGCAGCTTCCTGTACTTGCTGTATTCCTTCTGCAACTTGGCGATTAACATCTCCCAGCTTTTCTGCTGCAAGATTATCTACCATTTGCTTGTCTTGTTCGTTGATTGGTGTTTGTGCCATAATGTTTATCCTTTCCTAGCCGTAGCGTGGTTATTTGGAAGCCGTAGCGTCCTGGTTTATTTTATCCTCCGCCTCTAATGTCTGCATCATTAGATCATTTTCTAGTTTCACCTCTAGAACCGAAGGCATTTCAATCAGCTTCTTAGATGCCCATAAAGCACCTCTTCGCCAATTTAATTCATCTACTGAAGTTTTAGGATCAGAAGATAAATTGTATGCTGCCGTGAGAATCTCTTCTTTCATTATTTCTTGAAGAAATTTCCAAGCATCATCTTTTTTCAACCTTTTAATAAGGGCGAGTTTCTCTTTTGTTTCTCTTATTTTGCTAGCCATTCGTCTGCAGCTTCTTTTATTCCCTCATTATCAGTGAATTCTTTAATTAGATCATAACCCCAAGTTTTGTATTGTGCAACTTTTTCATCAGTTATCCAAGGAGTCTGTGGTCCCATAGCAATATTATTAGCTAATGCTGCTACTTCTTTTAAGTCTTTTACTTCTTCAACAACTATTTCTTCTTCTTGATCTGGAAATTTTTTCTTTCCATTAGCATTTACAAAGAAATAAGTATTGTTTTTCATTACATAGCCACCTGACCATTCCCAGTCAAAGTCAACTTGCCATTTCTGGTTATCTTCAAATGACATTTTATAAAGGGTTAATTTTTTATCTAAGTTGTTTTCGTAAAACATATTAACCTCCTATTAATGTTTTTCTACGCAGTGTCCAGTGACTATTGGTATCTGATAGTCCGTGAGTATAGTTTCCGTTGTAACCAGTACCCCAGATTGTTCCGTCCATCATTAATGCCATATATGCACATTCTTGTGTACTTGATTGTCCATATCCTGCATTACAAATATCTCTGACTTGACCTTGATAACCCCAAGGCATTGGAATTGGATTCCAAGAACTATGAGTTAGTCCAGTAGCAACACCATATAAGTTTTTAGAAGCATAGTTAGCACCACAAGCATATATGGTTCCGTTAACTTTATTCTTCCAATCTTCTTCGTTGTCGTGTGCAATTAACCAAGGAGTTGGATAGTAGTAAGATGTACTTGTTATTGAAAAGCTATCTATAACTTTTGACACCCATTTGATTGAACTATTTTTAACTGGTACATTCTGTGATCCAGAAGTTGTTCCAGTTCCAGTAGCTCCGCTGTTGTTTGGACCCCACATATAGAAGTCGCCGTTATCTGTTGTTGCGTAACAAGAGCCTTGATTAAAGTGACAAGAGAAAACATCTAAAACTTTTAGTCCTGCTGTAGCAGTATTAAATGTACTTACTAGAGTCATTGATGTTTTGTTACCAGAAGCATTGTTATCTCCTGCTTGTCCAGTGTTGTTATAACCACCATAGTATAAAGCACCATCTTCGTTAATTAGATGGACACCTCCAGCAGAGTTAGCTCCAGATGCGTGCATCTTAGCAATCTTTTTACCTGATCCTGCTTCTAATTGATTAGGTGATCCCATTCCTACATTGTTTGTAGTTCCATTAGCACACTGGTTGTTTCCATTATAACCCCAAGCATATGCTTTGTATCCGTCTGCTGCATCTGTTAATGCGTAACAAGTAGGATATCCTGCATCTATAACTTGAATTGCAGTTACATTTTTACCTGATAGACCAGTTATTTCTACTGGTATAGTTTTGTTGGTTGTGTTTGAACTATCTAATTGGTTATGTCCGTTATATCCCCAACCCCAGACTTTTCCGTTTTCGTCTAAGGCTAACATAGTGATATTACTTCCACCATAACCTGGTCCTGCTATGTATCTAATTTTACCAGCAGATCCTGGGAATTGAACTGGAACCATTCTGTATTCAGTTGATGTGTGTCCACATCCTACTTGTCCTACATTGTTATATCCACCAGCCCATACTTTACCAGTGTCCATAAGAAAATATGTAGTTGAATATGTTCTTAGTGTTTGAACACAATTACCATTCTGAGTGTTTTTGTTAAAAGTGTCATAACCTTTAGATTGATCTCTATATAATCCAGGCATCGCAATAACTTTAGCAGAGTTACTTGGGTCTGCCATACTATAGCTAGTAGAACCTCCCCAGATTACTGGGCTTTTCCAAGAACCATCTGCAAACTCAGCTACACAACTACTACCTCGGTAAGTACCACCTTGAGGATGTGGGTCATTTATAAAGAATACACCTTTGTTTGCGTGTAAAGGAAAGTTTCCACTATCTGTTACTTCACTAACAAGAGAAAAGTCGTTTCTTGTTTTTCCGTTGTTTTCAGTTCCAGGATATCCTGGTGCATCTGCATCTGCAACTCTACAAGTCACATCGTTTTGTAAACGATAAGCTCGTCCTGCCATATTACCAACCATACCCCATTTAGGTATGTTGCTATTTCCATCAACAGTAAGAGCAGTGCCGTGTGATCCAAGAGGAAGCCTCGCCTCTCCAGTGGCAGTAGTAACATCAAATTGTGTATCTCCACCCATACCAGAATGTGTTCCGCAATATGGATAGATTGAAATTGCAGTTACATTAGATGGAACCGCAATAGTTACCACAGCACTGCTTTGTCCTTGTGTACCTGTATAGGTAATATCGTTAGTACTGTCAGTGGGTGCGAAGTCTAAAAGCTCTGTTCCTGATGCGTGTGTACCATTTTTTGTAGCAGAAAATCTTAGTGGATGAGTTGCAACTGTAGTATCAGATACATCAAACACATAAGTTTTTCCTGGGTACAATTTCATATTACCATCAAAGTGGTAATTATCATCGTTAGGAAATTTAAATTGGAATCTGTTTGATCCGCCGTATGAAGCTACTTTAACTCCAATATTAAATGTTGTTCCTGATGGTGCACCTTGTCGGTAAATCATATCACCACCAGTAGTAGTAACCGTTGTCAGTGCAGCTGTGATTGCTTCTACATCTACAACAAACTGAACTTTGTTTGTTCCATTTGCAACATAATCACCATACACCCAACCAGTTTTTCCTGGAAGTATTTTAGCTTTGTTAGCGTTATTAGTTTCACCAGAATATTGGACGAAAACATTCTTGGTAGTTTCGTTTTTAATGACGACAGTAAATGCTCTATTAGGAACAACCACAGTAAGTTCACTTTGGCTAGGAGTGGAAGCCTGAGTTAACTTGATAAGTGGTTTTGAAATGTCGTCTACGCCTAGTGTCCATACACCATTCGTTGATGCTGAATAATCAAAAACTTTTGCTGGTTCGTTTGCTTCATCAAATAGTTGAAGTAGTGCGTCTGCACCTGTTAATGCTTCTACCGATTTTGCTAGGTAGACCATATCGTTGGCATTAGATCCTGCGATCGTGCCTGTGCTAGTATTAGCTATATCTTTTGAACGCGATTTTATAGCTTCTACTAATTCTTTTAATGTGTTCATCGCCATATTATGTCACTCCTTATATATATTATACTACACCTAATTGTAATAAAACTTCGTCCTCTAGTCGTTTTAAACGAGGTGCAGTGTTTGCATTAAAGCTTTGTATTTCTGACAAAACTTGTGCCCCATCAAATACCACATTAAACTTGGTTGTGTCTACCTGTGTACCAGTAGAAGTATGGGCTGTATGACAGACAAAATACTTAGTTCCGTCCTCAACCATATCTAATCTGGAGTATGCTGTATTAGATTGGTGTGCTCCTCTTTGCCTGAAAATAGTGGCATTTAGGTCTGACCAACCAGCATTTGCATTGGTATATGTACCAAATCTTGATTGTAGTGTGTTGTTAGGGTCATTAGGTTTTAGCCTAAATTGGATCGCCGTAGAGATTACAGCACCTGTAGTATTGTCAAATAGAGTTCCTAATACATTAGGAAGGGTCTTTACATTACTACCAGTCCCTAATTCACAAGCTTCTAAATATGTATCTAAATTATGAACACCTGTTTTTTCGGACCTAAATTGTATCTGTTCCGACTTGGGGGTTGTAGGTACTGTTGTCATTCTATGTTGTTCTCCTCAAGAAAGTTTATTATTTTTGCTCTAGTCAGGGTAAATTTATCATCTTCCTTGTATCTTGCTTCAAGTTTATCAATTCTCTTTGTATTGTCGTCCACCTTGGGTTGATTATTACAAACCATATTTTTAGCATTAGCTTTTGAATATAAATCAATTAATTCAAGTTTTATATTATCTCTTAATAAATTAACTTGTTCTTTAATAGCTAGGTCAATATATTTTTTATCTAATTGACTTAGACCTGTATTTTTTTCTACTTCTTCTTTTTTCATATTAATTACCTTGTTGCGGTTCTAAATTACCTGCATCTATATTTCTTAACAATTCTTCAACAGGCATAGTTTGTTGTTGTTGCCCTTGTTGTGTAGAATTACCTCTCTGTTTCTCCATCATACTCATTTGTTGTGATGGTGTCATACCCATTTGTTTCTCTGCATCAGTTATTTTAAATTGATCTAAATCAGAAACTCCCATAGCTCTAATTGCTTCTTCAACAATTTTACCAGATTTGTATTCCATATTTAAACCAGTTTGATTTATCATTTGTAACATATTCATCCAGGTTTCTGCATTTCTTGTTGGTTCAATTGGTAATGTTCCATCTATAACTAAGTAATCAACATTACCTTGTAATGACTGAACATCAAAGTCTACATAACCATCTTGTGCCTGTGCACTTAATTCACCTGGCATTGATTCTGCGTCCATTCTTAATGAGCCTTCAAGAAATAAAGCATCTTGTAAATTTTGTGTCATCATTCTTACCATTGGTCTTACGGTTGTAGCTGACATAATTCTAGCTAACACACCTAATCTTTGAGAACCTAATTGTGTAAGTCTTGCAATCTCTGTTGCAGTTCTAATACCATCTGCTGTTGGTACACCTTGTTGTGCATCAGATGCAG